CGGGGTCTACATAAGTACTCGATAACCCTTAGTCCCCGCTTCCAACGAAACCCCTAGGGTTGGCTCCAGGCCAAGTCCCAGACCGGAACTCGGCTGCCGGATGTGACGTAGTTTGATTGACAGGTCACGTGACCGGATATGACGTCAGTGGCGGCCATCTTGAACCGGATGTCCCGCCCACCGGCGGCGGCGGCGGCGCTATTGATTTGGTGTCGTTCTCAAGGGTTTCTAAATAACACACATTTGAGACTAATTTGTATTTTAAACATTATTTATTTCTAAGTATTTAGCACACAATCTAAAGCACTGAATAAGATGTTGTTCTCCAGGTGTTAACATTCCATACATATTAGGAGGAGGACTAGTAAGAGGACACATATAATACTTAAAGGGGGTGTACTCTTTTCTTTGCTGACCACAACTCCTCCGGTTTTTCATACCCGTGTCTGTGTGTTTGGGAGGTTTTTGTGACTTCAGGGTCATAGAGGACATAGGGCAAGTGTCCCGCTGCATGGGGAGGGTATACTGCTGGTTGTGGATTCCATCTGCCAGTGTGTTTTCTAGGACCTAAAGAAAATGTTAAAGTGACAGTTAAAGTTCCTGTAGCATACTGTGCTAATGTCGTGTTGGTAATGCCACTAAAGCCTTCTGGACCTGGTGCAGGCTGCATTTTTAAAAAAATCATGGGTGGTGGTGTTTTTAAAGCCCAACCTCCTAAGGCACTAAATTCTGCCATAAAGTTTTCATCTAAATTAGGTAGCTTAGTCCATAATTGTGTTTCATAATGGAAGCTTCTTCTGTTCCACACCGCACCTACCATTAAAGGTCTATTAATTTCCTCTGTATATTTTTGGTCTCCTTTATTGGAGTAATAAGTTTTTATGTTTAAAGCTTGTAATTGTTTTTGCTGTTCTTTATCATTGGGATATCTACCTACTGATTCTGAGGCTTCATTAGGTTTTTGCCTATCTCCAAAAGTAGTAACTCCGTGACTGATGGAGTCAATGCTATTAACATATTTTTGCTCTGCTTCGTCATAGTAATGGTAAGGTTGAGAGTTGGGTCCAGGTCTAAATGAAATTCTTGTGTTTTGTGAAGTTCCTGTTGAAAACCCAGTAAGTGCTTTTGCTGCACCTGTATTACTGGAATCTCCCTCTTTAGTGGTTACTGTGTTTACCATAGGCCCAGGCATAAAGTTTTGTGGTTGCAGGGCATGATCTGTAGGTTGTACAAACCGCACTTTAGGTTGTCCTCCTAAAGCAGAAGGCACAGCTAAGCGAGAAGAGTATAAAGGATTGTACATTTCATAAAAATGCTGTGCTGCTCCCTCTAAGCTTTCATAAGGCAGTTCTGGAAATGCGTAAGAAGTACTGATACTAGAGCCGGTACCTAACAACATGCAGCTTGAATGTTCTAGAACATAAAATGCTGTTTCTTCAGTGGGTTGCTTTCTGGAGCTAGAAGTTATTCCTTTTGTATTAACATCTCCTACTGTAAGGTAAGCATATTGTGGTAGCAAGTATGTCCAAATTGGGAGTTCAGGAGCTAATGTATCTTGTCCTTGACCTAGAACATATGGGTATTGGTAAGTATCATCAACTAAGAAACATAGTCTCCCTGTAGTACTGTCTGTAACTTGAACCCCCCCACCGGGTTTGTCAGTAACATCTTTTACACAAATTTCAGAAAGAGTGACAGACATAGAAGATGGCTTGATACTTCCATAGTTTTCTAAAAGTCTTTGAAATTCTAAGGGTGAGAAATACAAAGATGCACAATTAACATCTATGTAATGCCATGGAGTTGCATACCCCATTACCGGGCTTACAGCACACACTCTAGATTCCCCAGCAGCAGCAGAGTGACAATTTTCAGCTGGTGGAGAAAACACTCTATAAGAATGCTCTGCTGCATAAGGCACTACAAACACTCGACTAAATGTACAAGATACAGAATCTTCAGAGAACACTGCCCCCTCTCGCCAAACACCGTGTACCGGATTAGATCCACCGCCACCGGAGCCTGAGGTGCCTTCTGTTGCTGTTACCGTTGCCATATTGGGATACTGCTCTGTTGCTGAGTAACTAGGAACCGGTGGAAGCTCTCCTTTAAAATGGGCTGTAGATGTGAATAAACCTTTTAGTGTAAAGAAGTCTTTTACTACCTGAGCTTCAAAGCCTCCTACATTTTGTACATTATGAAGCAGCTCATCGTCTGCTACTGTCCAGTGAGTGTAAGGATTAATACCTAACTTAATAAGTTCAGAATACCTGTAATCGTGAATCCTAGCTGCAGCATCCACCACGTCCGTTGGGGACCCAGCTTGTAAAGGATTCCCAGGCCCAATATAGTGAGTGAGGGGTAATGTGAGACTAATTGAACCCCCATCGTGTAAGTCTTTACTAGTAAGGATTGCGTCAGCTCCTCTAGGTTCATTAGACTTCTCATGCTCAGCCTTAGATTCTCGGAAATCTGGGAGAGCGCCATGACTTAAGGAGTCAGTGTAAATATCAGGATTGTCTTTTAAATTTTTTTTAATGCGATTAACCAAGTCAGGAAGAGCAGCAGGATTACTAAAAGGATTATCTAAATTAATGCCATAATGTCTCCAAAGAATTTCTGCTAAGTCTAAGTCATTACCTACTAAATCAGTAAAAATTTTAACAAATTGATTATACCAAGCTTCTCTAAATGGATCCCCTGTTTCCCACCATTTTTTTTCTTTTGGTTTTTCATCAGTCATACTTAACAAAACTCCACAGTGCACTCAGCTCTCGACATTTCTTACAGGTAAGCACATCAAAAGGATTAGTACACTCAGCATGAGCAGAGCACCTAATTACATCGGGCTGGTTAATACTGTTTTCAATTAACATAGGCAACACCTCTAAACTTAAGCACAAAGAACAATGCACTGAACTTTCTGTATCATGCTCTAAGCAACACACAGGTCTTTGAGCCTTAGATCCCCAAACCCAATCCACTGTATACATAGGCCAGTTTAAAGCATTTACAGAGTTTACTGAGGTGTTCAGTTCCCACTGCTGTCCGGGGGGAACTTCGCCTCGCTCAGGAGATGCAAGTGGGGTGCTGCTGCGGGGCGGGGAACCGCTATCCTCAGAGGACTCCCAGTTGTTGTTTGTGAGGGAGGTCTGTAATGTTCCAACCGCTGCAGTTGCTAATGCCGCTATCGTTTTCTTCAATGCTGATGTCTTCGAGGTCACTGGGCTGTTCAGCAGAGGGGTCTGAGTCCCCGGAAGATCTTCGTTTTCTGAGAAGTCATAGCAAATCCCTGTTCTGTCACTTTTCCAAGCAACAAACTCACAGACTTCCTTCCACCTTGAGAAAACATCACAAGGAGTATGCTGTGACCAGAACAACCACTGCTTACATTCCTCAGCGGGAATTAATCCAAGGGCATTAGAGCATCTCACAGTCAAGTCAAACTCAACCATGCGATCCTTTAGCGCCCTCTGATGGATAAGCGTAACAGTGTTGCCTGACACCACGCGAGTCATGTCATTGTTGCTAGTGATCAGAACGGGAGTGCCCTGAACTTCTACACTGCCCTTATTTTTTTGATCCACTCTGCAATTTTGCCCTCCTAAAATGGCTTTTGCGGCTTCCACAACAGTACTTTTAATAAGTCCCTCATCCCACAAAATAATAGATTTATGCGGCACATCGTTAAAAGGAAAGTTTTCATTATTCCAATTAACCATACCATAACTGGGTACTGCAGTGGCAAGACTCATAGCTATATTTGTTTTACCAGTAGTAGGCGGTCCAAAAAGCCAAATGGTATTACGCTTTCCCAACTCTTTACCAAGCCAAGCTAAAAAAACTTTACCAGCATACAGAGGATCATAATCATTCTGTAAAAATATCTTACAAATTCTGTTTTCTTTGATGTTAAAATTAATAGTACTGGGTCTAGTTAACAATTCACACAAATATTCTGGAGAATTACATTTAGAAATAGCTAAAGTTAAAGCTGTTTTAATCTGGTGCACTCCTGCTACACTTCCACTGAGACAGGCATACTCTTTAAGCCAATCTACCTGCTTCCACTTGTTTTCTGTAAATATGCCACGCTCTATTAAAGAGTCAACCAAACTAACAAACTTTTCTCCTCGCACGGTACCAGTTTTCTGTTTTTTTGGTTCTGGTCCCCACTCTGAATTTGTACTGGTGCCCTCACCTTCATCTGCAGTATTTGTTAAAGCTTTTTTATGCATGTTCCTTCTGTAAGCTAAAGAATTACATACATACTCATACTCTGAAAAATTTGTAACAGAGTAAACAACATTAGGATACAGTTTTGGCATTAAATAGTTTGTTACAAAGTCAAATCCATCTCTAGCATACTTTCCTTTCTTAGAAATGGCAGGCTTAAAAGACACCTCATAAGTAGGCTCTGTAAGTTCCCTCAAAACTTTGTTAAAGCCTGTTTCTACAATATTACACACATTCCTGGGAGTAACAAACGGTCCCCCAACTACTACATGCACATGAAATCCCTCATCAAAGTGGTTATGTTCAGCTTGTAAAAAATATTGCAGCCCTAAAGTACTGCCTCCCGGAACAGCAAATTCTCCTGCTACTTTAACAATTAAGTGAGCTATAAGTCTTTCCCAGCCTTGCAGCCGCGGCCAGTCATCTTCCTCTAACTGGTAAAAACAACACCACCAATTATCGTTAACAAAGTTAATAAAGTTAGCAGAAACATGTACAACACCCCGAAACATTTCCATGTTAAAGGTTAGTAAATAAGTAAGGTTAGTTACCTGTAAAGAACCAGGAACGCAAAGCGTTAGATGCTGTCCGCACCAAAGCAAAGCGAAAATGACCGATTCACTTCCGCACTTTCACTTTTATATTTACAGTAACCAATCAAAAGCATTGTTGCAAATTAAATTAGCCAATAAAAAACTAGTAAACAACAAAATGGCGGATAAGTTTTCGCGCCTTTTTTTAAACATAAACCCTTGAGAACGACACCAAATCAATAGCGCCGCCGCCGCCGCCGGTGGGCGGGACTTCCTGTGA